TCATCAGCTGTTAATTTTGTTTTCCAATCTTGAACATCTTCAGATAATTCTGCTTCATCTTCAATCCAGTGGATCTCTTCGTGTTGCTTTGTTAGTTCAACAGCCCATGGATATTTAAAAGGACGATAAACTTTAGTTTCTTCAAGTAGCGCCATTATGCTTCCTTTTTTAAATATTTAATAACTTTTTCTGGAGAACTCTCGCCATAAGGATCAGTCTCGCAATTATCTTCTTTACCTGGTTCTTCACCTAGCCACTCAATAACACCATTATCTACAACCATAGCATAACGCCAAGAGCGAGCACCAAACCCAAGATTGCTTTTATTAACAAGCATTCCCATTTGTTTTGTGAATTCACCATTACCATCCGGAATAAACTGAAGATTTTTTACGTTTTGGTCTATCATCCATTTGCGCATAACAAATGTATCGTTTACAGAAATAACATAAACTTCGTCTACGCCTAATGATTTAATTTCTTCGTATTTTTCTTCAAATCCGGGAATTTGATATGTTGAACAAGTAGGTGTAAATGCACCTGGTAGCGAAAATACTACTACTCGTTGACCTAAAAAGATATCTGTAGTTGTTACATCTATCCATTTAAACGGATTGTCACCTCCAATAGACTCATCACGTACTCTCTTCTTGAAAGTAGCATTAGGTATTGGTCTACCGATCATTGTCTTTATTTTCCTCTTCTTCAACTCGGCCATCGCCTTCTAAAGGATTATCAAGCCATTTATTTTTTCCAAATATTTTTTTGTAATTTTCTTCATAAGCCTTTGAGGGTTTAGTTTGAATGCTATCCCCTGTAATATCATTTCTTGCTGCCATTAGCCTTGTCCACGATATGGTTTATAACTTCTTTTCTTACTTTTGTTCATAGTTTGCATTTTAACATTACGTCGTCCAATGCTAGTTGCTTTCTTTAATGTTTCTGGGTGCCATGCAACGCCATTTTTTACAGATGCCATATTAGTTCTCTTTGCTAGGTTTAACAGATTCTTCGTAATAAATAATAACTTCAGTTTGTTGATTTAAAAATCTTTTTAACTCTGAAATATTTAAAGCTAGATTTTCGTAATCACGCATTGATAACGCAACAAAGGCAACTTCACCGTGTGTTTCTTTAAATTCAGCAATAAACGATTCTAATTTTTCTTTATTAACTACATAAATTTTTACATCAGTCAGACTTACTGGTTTCGGTCGAGAGACTGTCGGAATTACCGTCTTCTCGATTTTTGTTACTACTGTTTGTTCTTTCTCCACTGGACTCAAACTGAATCCCAGAAGGCTCATACTGCTGCAGCCAGTCAGGGAAAGGGTGGTTATCAGTACTGCCAGTATCGGCCATGATTTCACGCCAAAGTTTTGCCGTTGCTCCATTCATTTTACCTTGTAATTCTTCTGGATCTTTAATTGCCTTTTGCACTAAGTCCAGTTGCCTTAGTTTATTTCTTAAATCATCACCATATTTTTCTGCTTTTTGAAGCTTAGTTGAAAGCTGATTCATTAGCTCTTGGTTTTTAGCCATTTCTTCTTTCATTAAGTTCATACTATCTTCTGCAGTAGATATAGCAACTTCTAATTTTGCATTATTCTCTCTTAGAGTAGCAATGCGAGCTTGAGTATCATTATAATACCAATTACCCACACCGCCAACTGCAAGCAGGAGAATAAATAAGATTCCTGCTAAATAGTTCATTATGCGTTAATACCTTCGCTATAAACAGTCTTACCATCAATACGAGAAGCAGTTAAAATTGAGCGACGGTTATCTCCATCAGCTTTATAACTAACATGAACCCACCCAGAGTCAGGAATGCCTGGAGTGTAAAATTCAAGGATGAGCTGATCGAACTCCAAGTTATCGCGGATCCATTCAGCCAAATCCGCATTAGCAACTCCCGGAACTTCGATATCTGCTGCTTCACCTTTACAATGTTGCGAAGTAGCAGAGCCACCAACTGCTTCGTTAAGCTCAGGTGAGCGGTAACCTGAATTAAGAACAGTCGGTCCGAAATGGTCTCGCACAGGTTGGACCACATTTTCAAAAAGCGCGACAGCAGCATCAAAGTGTTCTCCTTCTGGTGTGTTATCAATTCCTTTACGTTCAGCTGTTTGCGATTTTGTAAATTCAGCCATTGAAAAGTTTTTAGATAGTTTCATTATAATTCCTATTAATTAAGTTTAAATTTTAGCCTTCGCAAGCTCTGCACTCTTCACCCTCTTCAGGCAAAGATTCTATACCGTTTAAGTAGCCCATTAAATCATCAAAACCACCAATATATTGACCTCCTAAATAAATTTGAGGTACTGTTTTAACAGGTCGTCCAGTGACTTCGGCAGCCGTTTTATTTTCTTCATCAAGATCTACGTATTCAAATGAAATACCTCGAATGCTTAACTCTTCTTTTGCCTTTGTGCAAAAAGGACAGGCTTGCTTACCATATACAATATTGGTAGTGTCATCTTGTAACGCGTCTCTTTCAACTTTTGAAGAGACAGTTTCCGCTCTAGATTTTGCTTCTGTTCGGAGATAATATAAACCTTTAAGCCCTTTTTCCCAAGCGGCAAAATGAACTTTGTTAACAACTGATTTAGATTCTCCTGCTGGAAAGAATAAATTAACAGACTGGCCTTGGCAGATGTAACGCTGTCGGTCAGCCGCATGTTCAATAAGCCATTCCTGGTTGAGCTCTTGAGCAGTTTTAAAAACATTTTTCTCTTGTTCGGATAAGAAGTCCAATTGCTGTACAGAGCCTTTATTGGTAATGATTGATGTCCAAGTCTTTTCATTGTTTCGACCTTTTTCATCTAATAGCTTTTCTAAGTAAGTATTTTTAACTAAGAAAGAACCTGCTCGCGTTCTATGCGTATATGCGTTAGCCTTTGATGGCTCAATAGATGGCGAGGTTGATAAGATAATGCCAGATGAAGCATTCGGTGCAACAGCTAATAAATGGCTATTGCGCATACCAGTTCCCTTCATATCGGGTGCTTCTCCGCGTCTAGAACCTAAAGCTAAACTTTGTTTTACTGCATTTGCCTTAATATTAGCAAAAATTTGTTCATTTAATTCTTTAGCTTCTTGTGATTCCCATGCAATATTCTTTTGCTGCAATAAAGCATGAAAGCCCATAGCTCCTAAACCTAAAGATCTCTCTTGAGTAGCACTATACTTTGTTCGAGTAAGCGCATCGTGAGCGTTTTCAATGAAATATTCAAGCACATTGTCAAGCATTGTAATTAAATCTTGAACAAGCGAAGTATCTTTCCATTCATCATATTTTTCTAAATTTAACGAAGACAAGCAACATACAGCCGAACGGTCTTCACTTGTTGGTAAATGAATTTCATTACACAAGTTTGATCCATTAATCTTAAGACCTTTCTTTTTAAGCGGTTCAGGTAATGCTTTGTTTGCAGTATCAATAAAGTTAAAATATGGTTCGCCTGTGCGGAATCGTATTTCTAGCAATTGTTGCCAAACTTTGCGTGCATTAAGAAATTCACCTGTTGGACCATTAGCTGGATCAATAAGCTCGTATTCTTTATTTTCTTTAACCGCAGTCATGAAAGCGTCAGTTAAGTTTACCGCGTTATGCAAGTTTAAAGCTTTGCGTTGAACATCACCTGTAGGAACTCGCAATTGAACAAATTCTAAAATATCTGGATGTTCTACATTGATGTAAGCTGCGTAAGAGCCTTTACGCGTTTTACCTTGCCTGTAAGCTGTCATGTCAGCATCTACAGTATGCAAAAACGGAATAGGACCGGGAGCTTTATCTGTAACTGAACGGATATCGCTCCAATGGCCACCAACACCACCTCCCATTACAGAAAGCCATCTAAGCTCTGAGCTATGCGAAATAAGTCCTTCAATAGTGTCAGGTACGTACGTTAAAAAGCAGCTAATAGGTAAACCTCTTGTTTTACCTGTAATTAAAGATGGCGCATTTGACAATACAGGAGACGCAAACATAAAATGTTTTTGTGATACTGCATCGTACAAACGCTGTGCCAACTTAATGCTCTTTTTACCTTTATAGGTAGACCATGCTATCGCTGCTCTTGCAAATAATTCTTGCGGAGATTTTTCATAGTCTAAAGCATAAAAATCCATAAGCATATCGCGTGCGTAATCCGTTAGCAGCTCATCTCTGGAGTCATCAATAATAATATCGTAATAATCAACTAACATTTTCATTATACCACAGTTGATAAAAATGCCCCACACTTGATTGTGTGAGGCTAACCTCTTTAAGTAGATTTATACGTCTCCGTTTTCTTCAATCTTAAAGTTTTCGTAAGGTGCAATTCTTCGGCGATACAATTCAAGTTTGCAACCTTCAAGTGCACCCATTACATCATTCATAGCCTGATAATTAGCTTCGTAATTACCGTCCTTTTTAGACTTATTGAGATAATGATGAACAATTTTAGTTAAAACATAATTGAGTTCGCCGGCGTTTAAAATTACCGTTGAGTTTAAAGCTCCCATGAGCTGCTCAAAATGATCTCTGTCAGATTCTTTAATATAAGGCATAATATTCCTATAGCGTAATATCGTTAATATCTTGAAACGCGATACCCTTTTCGTTATCTTCAAAGTCACCACCATATGATAAACGACCTGTTTGATAATCGTACAAAGCGCAACCGCATGGACCAGTTAAACCTGTATAGCGTGATTTAAGTACTGCCATTTTAATTCTATTTCTTTCTTGTTCATTTGCTGCGTTTAAGTTTCTAGCAAAAGCAAGAATATCGAAAGAAATTTGTTTAATTGAGCCTGAACCGCGGATATCATCTAAAGAGGCTAATTTACCATCTTCAAAAGAAGATCCGACAGTTGTCATTTTACGTAAATGAGAAACAAGGCCAATCCATACTTGATGCCTTTTAGCTAATGAAAGCAAGTCATTCATTACTTTGTCAATCGCTTCGTTTCCTGTAAGGCCGTCTGCGCCTTCTGAGCATAATATTGTGATGTGATCAACAAACAAATACTTGGCACCCATAACGCACATAGACTCAAGAGTATCGATAATACTTCCATCTGTAATAGCTCCTTGATGATCTAATACGATAACACGGCCATTATCAAATACTTGGTCAAAGCCAACTTTTAATTCTTCTAATGGAATTTGTTCATTAGCTGGATTTTTGTTAATTGCCATACCTGCAAGCTTTCTAGCTGCTTCAGCCGGTGCTTCTTCAAGTGAAACTAAACCAATTTTATCTGTTGTATTATCAATCAAATGTAGCATAATTTCGCGAAGTAACGTAGACTTACCAGAGCCTGTACCTGAAGTCCAAAGAGTAATTTCGCCGTAGCGCATACCTTTAACTTTTTCATTTAATCCTTGTAAGCAAGAAGGATAAGGCACAGACTCAATTTTATCGTATTCTTCTAGCTGCTGCCATAGCTCTGCAGGATCTGTAATAATACCTGCTGGACTGTAGCTTTTTGCATCCCAGATTACGCGTAAGACTTCCTTTGCACCTTGTATTATAAGCGTATCATTAGCATCTTTATGCACGCTCTTGGCAACCTTTACTTTATCGTAGCCAATAATTTTAGCTGCGTCATGTAAAGCTTTTTCGCCAGCATCATCGTTGTCAATCCATAATACAACTTCGTTAAATGTTCGAATCCACTTACGATTATTTCTTAAAGCTTTTAATCCAGAAGCTGACGGTAATGATACAACAGGATATATTTGGTTAGATTCAACTAAGCATGCCTGTGCATAAGACATAGCATCAAGCTCGCCTTCGGTAATAACTAGACGCTTACCGCCTTCACGAAATTTCGATTGACCAAAAAGTTCTACATCTTTAAAGTCACCAACAGTATGAAACTGTTTAGGTAATTTACGTTCTTTATATGCAACAATGGCATTACCACTTGTATAGGGATAGTAATGCGCAATAATACCGTCACTGTCGCCTTCTGCTACAACATCAAAATGAGTAGTAATACGCTTGTCGATACCACGCTCTTTAAAACCTCTATTTTGTAGTTTTTGAACGTCTTCTACAGTTAATTGAGGAGTAAAGGCGCTTACGTTACTTTTTGGTTTAAGCACAATAACTCCTTCGTTTTCTAAATATTCTTCATAATTTTTAATGCTTTCATTACATGAATAGCAAAATGCATGACCATCTGAATAAACTTGTAAAGCATCAGATGATCCGCATCCTTCATGAGATTGATTGTGCATTACTATATGAGAATTAGTGTAAACTTCCTTCTTTTTTCTTGGCATTTAAATTAGCACCATTTTCAGTTTGTTTTGCAAATTCTGCTTGTAATGCTAATAGACAAGCATTTAGATCATTTTGTGAGTACATTTTACGTTGATCTTTAGGCGTAGCTAAAAACGCAGTTACATTTAACCAAAAGTAAATAGCTATGCCAAGACTAATATATTGCAAAGGAGTTGCCATACCTTCATTATGCGAGTACCAAGTATCGATTGGAATATAAACGCCTAGCACAACTAATACTAACACACATATTGTTTTCATTTGTTTTCCTTGTATTCTTTTACTGTAACATCAAAATATTCTTCACCTTTTTTAATTAATTCTTTTTCAATATGCACTTCAAAAACATACTTGTCGTTAAATTCAAACATATACTGAAAGGTATCTAGCAAAGGTTTAATGCAATTATCCACATCCGCTAACTTTGAAGATAAACCGATATAAACATCAAAAAATAAGCGGTCATCTTCTTTAAACGGCCATTTACTCCTGTCAGCAATATCTTCGTAAATAAGCTCGCGCCAATCTCGATATTCTTTAGTTAGCTGTTTACCTTTGTAAAACATTTTATTTGCCGATAAAGGCTTGAAATCAAATTTATGATTCCACTGTTTCTTCTTTGCCGGCATCAATGTTTTCTCCTAATGTAAATTCATCATCATGTGTACGTAATATATGGATAAGCCGACCGCAGGTGAGAAGTCGCTGTTGCCAGTCCTGTGGGTGCTTCTCAGCCCATATTTCTTTTACCTTATCCATTCGCTGACCCATAGGTACATCTACTAACCACTTTCGGGCGGTCTTAGGTCCGACGCGGTATAGTCCTTTAATATTGTCAGCGGAATCACCAGTAAGCAGCTGACAATGATACAGCAAGTCAGCTTCGTCTTTATC